TAACCGCATCAAGCGTGGTTTTATATTGCTGTTCGGATGCGGTGGTAAAAACCGTCCCCAATGGCAAATTGGTTGCCGTTGTTCCGGTCACAATAATGTTTCCGGTGGCAAACGATGCCTTTTTGCGATAAACCGAAATATCCGAACCGCGCGCAATTAATCCGTTAATATCGGCGGTGGTTATAAAAAAATTCTTTGCCAATTGATCCAAATAAACATATAAATCTAAATGTAATGCGGCGATTATTTTCGCCCAAACATTAAATACAGATTGTTTAATAAATGCGTTTGCGTGTTCCACATGGGTGTTGATTTGTGTGCAAATACGGTTAACAAGTTCGGTCAATGTTGGACGTGTGAATGCCATCGTTTATTTCCCCCAATTCAAAATATCGGCATAAACCAGGCGTTGCATTTCGCCATTTGCCATTGTTAATGTCACGGTTAAATCAATTTGTGAAACGCCATGTCGTGCGGCAGATACCGTATATTCGGCAATATTGGATTCATCTGTTAACCAATCCAATGATTCACGCGCGTATGTTTCCACCAATGCGGGCGTTTCATCGGTAATTTTTCCATCCAATTCCCAAATGCGCGAACCAAATGTTCCGGGCGTTTCCGTATCACGCGATGCAACATTATCGCCCCAATATCCGCCGGGCGTTACGCCGTCCGGTATATTATCGGTGTCATTTGGTGCCGCCCATGTGAAAAGCGAAATAATAATCCGATTTGCCAATGACGACCCCAATTTCAAGTCGCCACCGACAATCTGGACATCCAAATCGTCCGGTGAATTCACATAATTAAGTTCGACATCGTGTTCCATATATCTATCATTGCGCGTGGTGCGCGGTCTTTTTTACGCAATAAAACAATTTACGCGGTTGGTGGCGTTGTTGTTGCGGTAATTGCCGTTGGTCCGGACGTTGATGCGCCGGTAATTGATAATGTTTGGGCGATTTCGTGGGTATGGGTATCCAATGTCTTGCCGGAACTGGATGTTACATCACCGCCAGATGTTATCGCGCCGCCGGTTGTGACCGTTGATGGTGTTGTCATAACGCCCGCTTGGGTAATCAATACGCCATTGATATTTACGCCCGCCGATGACATTGTGATATTGTTGCCGTTTATATCGGTCAAATTAATGCCCGACCCGTTCATTTTTACATTATTGCCGTTTGTGTCGGTGGTGTTTATCCCATCCGAATTCATTACAACGGTGTTGTTTTGCGTATCGGTTACAGTAATCCCGTCTTTGTTTAATATAATCGTTTGGTTGTGCGCATCATAAATTGCCGTGTCCCCGGATTCCAGATTTTTAATGCGATATTTTCGGTCGCCAATGGCAACAATTATATGTTTGCCGCACCGTTCAATAATTATTGCATCCAATCCCAACGGCGGATTCGATGTAAAACCAAATTGTTCAAATTTTTCAACATTGTCATAAACACTGTGGCCGATTGATTCAACCTGCATCCGTTGCAGATCGCCACCGTCATCAACCCGGCGGATAATCGCGCCCAAGCACACGCGGCGAATGCGTGTAATAATTGGTGCCATCAAACGTTGTAATGCGCGAAATGTATCCATTGTTACACCTCTCGTCCGTTGTAATACCACGGGTCGCGGTTATGTTTTTTGGGTTCGTAATTTTTAATTAATGCATTTGGATAAACTAATTTTAATTGTGTGGTCCGCCCGCCATCGTTTGAAATTGTTAAATCGGCGGATTTTACAATCAATTTGTTGTCCACGTGGGCAAATTCATCAATTAAATTTACAAATGTTCCGCCTGCCCAAATTGCCCCGGTATCATCGCGCCAGCCGTTTATTTTATAATCAAAATCTGCCGCCGCCGCCGTTGCGGACATATATTCCAGACGCGCGGAAAATGTATCTGCTTCGGAATCTTGGTTAGTTTGGGCAATTACAATCTTTGGCCGGTGGCGTTTTACGCCCGGATCGCGAACTGTGCCGCCCGCCATGTATGCATATTCGGCGGTATCGTCATCATCCCACGCGAAATCTTGGGATTCAACAGTATATTCGGAAAATCTGTCGCGTGATGAAAATTTGGCGGTTGCCGACAAAACATTTGATTCCATTGTGGATGGGCGGTTATAAATCGTTGCCGCCGCCGGTTTTTCCGCCAGATTTGTAATAATCAAATTGCCGTTTTCGTCATCGGTATAAAATACACCACCGCGCTTGCATATTTCGGTTATAATTCCGGCGCACGTATCGCCAACATTGGCATTATATTCGCCGATTGTCCAATCTGGGCAACGCCACAAAACATTGATTCCAAACGGGCGGCAAATGGCACGGATCGTATTGCGTGCGGATTCGCCGTTAAATTGCGCATCGCCATCATACGAACAATCGACCAAATCGCATGTTTTTGACCGCGCACGAATGGTTATGCTGTGCGTGGTGGCGGTATAATTTACCGATACTTCGTCAATATATCCGGTCAAAACGGTTTTATCGTCACAAATGACCGATATTGCAGAATCCATCAATAATTCGCCTGCCGCCGACATTGCCGCCGAATTATCCGATACATTTAATGTTACTTCGCGGGCAAATTCGCCAACCGCCACATGCACAACCGCAGATTTCCAAAATGAATACCGCCGGCCATTTAATTTTATGGCGATATTTGTTGTGTCAAAATTGGCGTTTTTTTCCGCTATCATTTATCCAATACCTGTAATTGTGTTCCCGCCGGTAAAAATGTTGGGTTTTGGACCAGATTTTCGGTCGCAATATCCACCCCGCGCGATTGATCGTTGTATAAACTGTGTGCCAAAACGCGCGCCGGCGTTGATACATTTAATTCAATTTCGCGTTCTTCTGGCAGGCGTGCAATAATTTCATTACAAACCGCAACCGCCGCCGTTGTCGCATCGGACACCGCTGTTGTAAATTCAACCGACATATCAATATCTGTATTCAAAATTTCGTCCGCTGAATTCAATATATCGTTGCGAATTTCAATAATATCGCGCCGGCGATCCGCATCCAAATTCGCCAATGTTGTAATAGACCCCGAAATCGAAGTCGCCAAATTAAAATTATTTGTCCGGACAACCGACCGATATGTTGCAACGCCCGCCGCCGTTATCTGTGAAATGTCCGCCGCGCGAATATCAGTATCGGATGCATGCAACATTTCGCGAACATTTTTCTTGTTTGCGGGCAATAATTGGGTTGTAACCGCAACGGCACCTTGGACACGCGCCGCCCATTTGTCCGGTGTATTCAATAATGTTTGTACATTGTTTTTCAAATCATCCAATTCCAGCGCAACCGATACCGCCGAATCCATCGCATCGGTCAAAACATCGGCGGCATCTTGAATTGAATCAACAATGCCCGCCAAATTATCCACCAATGATGTCGCAATATCGGTGACGGTGGTAACCGCGGCCGCCGCATAATCCGCGCCCAATTTGATAAATTCCGCCGCAGATGCGATATTTAATGTTTCCGCCGCAGATGCTAAACGATCCGTTAATGCAGATGTAATGGTTGGTGCCGGTTGATCCCCGGATTCAATAAATGTTATTGTAAATTCGGCTTCGAATGCCTTGATTGTTTCGTGAATCTGGTATGATTCAACGCAAACGCTGTATCGGTGGCCGTTGGGGTGTATTAATTCGCCCGGGCCGCGTATATCCAACGCATCTTGTAATTTATCGCTTTGTTTGCGCCAATCGGTACCATTTACAAATGCTGTCAATTGAATTTTATATGCTTTGCGCCCCAAATCTTCGGTCATTGGGGTATCGGCACCGGGGTATTCGTGAGTGTCAAGACGGCGACCAGATTCATAACCATTGTCGCGAACATGAAATTTTACCCCCCGGAATGATGCTGTGCGATTATATCTTTTGAAATCTGTCATTGTATCGTACCCCCATTTGTTCCGCGATATATTTCAAGATCCAAATCTGTATCGTTGGTTACTGTTTCAATTCGTGTCATTGGCGGCAAATTATCAAACCGAACATTAATATCGGCACTTTGCGACATACCGCCCATGGTTGCCACCGCCGGTATTGGCGACATATTTGGGCTGTATCTGGGCTGTGTGATATTTTCTTCTATCCAATTGTCCGCAGATGTTTTTTGTTCCACGGTTACCGTTTTATTGCCGCCGAACCATCCGCTGAATTTATCCCAAACCCATTTGAAACCGTCAATAATCTTTGAAATAACTTTCCAAAATCCTTTGAATACACCCACAATCGCTTCGCCGGCTTTCTTAAGATAATCAAATAATTTTTTCAATGCTGGGTATTTATCGCACATTTTTTGGAACCATGCGGTAATATCTTTCCAGTAATATATCAATAATGCCACGGCGGCAATAACCGCCAATATCGCCGCAACAATCCATGTTATTGGGTTGGCCCATAATGCCGCATTTAACGACCAAACCGCTTTGATTAATGTCCAAAGCGCGGACCCCAGTTTAATTATATTCAAAATCAATCCGGCAGATTTTCCGATAAACAATGCATAAACCAACCATGAATATTCGGAAAATAATTGAATCAGCGGACTCATAATCGCCCAAATGCTTTTCAAAACATTGGCAAATTTTTCGCCCCATTCAATAACCCGACTTGCGATCAATTCTTTGTTATCAATTATCCATTGTGAAAATTCATTAACCATTGGAATCAATGCGGGCAATACTTGATTCAAAATCGTGTATCCGACCCCCTCCAATGCCTTGCGAACACGCACAACGGCACGCCCCCATTCGTCCGCCGCTTTGCCGCCATCTTCGGATACCAATCCAAAACTTTCGGCTTCTTTTTCAAATCGTGCCATTGAATCCGCGCCGGCGTTTGCCAACGAAATTAATTCTTGGCCCGATTTACCGAATGCAGCGGTCGCCAAATATGCTTTTTTCTGGGCGGTGCCGGCTTTGTTTATCGCTTCCATCATTAAACGGAATGCGGATTCATTATCCTTTGCGCCGCGCAATTGTTTTAATAATGCCGGGTTTGTCCGTTTCAATTTGGTGTAAAGCGAACCGGTGCCGGCGCGCAATTCGCCCATTGATTTGGACAACATTTTAACTGATTTATCAAAACCCTCGGTTGAAACATCGTTTTGTTCGGCGGCATAACGCAATTTTTGGTATGCTTCGACATTCATACCGACCACGTTT